CGATATTATCGGAATACTCGTTTCGGAGTTACAGGAGTTTGGTCGTCACGAAGAGATATTGATTGTCTCTGGCGACAAAGACTTTCTTCAACTTCAACAGTTCTCAAACGTTAAACAATACAGTCCGGTTCAACGCAAGTTCTTGACTTGTGAGAATCCACATCGTTATCTGTTTGAACATATCTGTAAGGGTGATGCAAGTGATGGTGTTCCAAACGTTTTGAGTTCGGACAAAACCTTTACCGAAGAACTTAGACAAACTCCTCTTCGTGCGAAGAAGATCGACGAGTGGTGGGAAAATCGTCACAGCCTACAGAACCACATGGATCAAGAAGTATGGAGAAACTATCAGCGTAATGAATGGATGATCAATCTCCGGAAGACGCCGCCCGAGATTCGTGAGGAAGTCATTAATCAGGTAGGGGAACAGAGCGGAAAAAACAACAATAAGATTCTTAACTATCTAGTCACGAACCGTTGCGGCCTTCTGGTCGAATCAGCACAAGAATTTTTCACCAATAAATAAAATTATGAGAGACAAAATTACACTTATGCCCCACGAGGTTTTTACCAATGCTCAAAAGATCGAAGATCGCGATCAGAGGATTGTTTACATGAAAAGGAATGCGTATAGACAAGTTAAGACTCTTCTTCAACTTGCATACAACGATAACATCAAGTTGGACTTTCCGGAAGGAGCTCCTCCTTACAGAGAGAATGAGGAGACGAGATTTCCAATTGCGAGTATCAGGAATGTTTTCAGAAACATCGGTAACTGCACAGTACAGTCAAAGTATGCTAAACTGCGAAAGGAACGTTGGTTCATCACTATGTTGGAAGCTCTTTCGGCCGAGGACGCAAAGATTCTTATCGCCGCAAAGGATGGTAAACTCTCCACCTTTGCGAACAAGAAATACTCGAAGATCACAAAAACCTTGGTAAGAGACACCTTTCCTGAATTATTGAGTTGACATCTACACCGTATGTGATAGTATGTTGTTATGAATATTTTTATACTTGATGAAGATCCACGCACTGCTGCGTCAATGCATTGCGACAAACACGTACCAAAGATGGTACTTGAGTCTGCACAGATGCTCTCGACTGCTCATCGTATGTTAGATGGTGTGGAAACAAAGAAAAGATCTCGAAGTGGTAAAACGATGTCAAAGTATTACTACCTTGGTGATACTCGTGAGCATCACTTGTACAATGCGGTTCATTTCAACCATCCTTGTACGGTATGGACTCGTGAGTCTGCACAAAACTATTTGTGGCACTACGAACTCTTCATCTCTCTTTGTGACGAGTACACAAAACGATATGGAAAACTTCACCTCACAGATAGATCTCTACGAGAACACCTCAAACCAACACCAGACAATATTCCGGACGTTGATATGACACCATTTCGATTGGCCATGAAGAGCAATCCGGAATGTATGAACGAGTCAGCTCCCGTAGAATCCTATCGTAAATTTTATATGACTAAACAGGAACGCTTCAAAATGGAGTGGAAAAACGCACAAACACCTTACTGGTTTCAAACATGCCCAACTACGACTATCGCTGCTTAAAGTGTGACAAGATTGAGGAACGACTTGTCACTATCGCAAAGAAGGATGATCCTCTCACTTGCTCTTGTGAAGAGAAGGGAGAACTCAAAAGAACGATCTCATCTCCTCCGATCACACATGATACAATTCATCCAATTAAAAGAGCAGGTTCCGGTTGGAACGATGTTCTACAACGAATAAAGAAAAATGCCGGAAGAAACAACATCGAAACCTACTAATAAAGTCCTATGGATCGATCCACCCGAAGGTTGGATATATGGATTTCCAAGACCAATACCGGAAGGTATTGAAGGTGATGCGATTAATGAATGGATGATCAAAGTTGGATATCCAAAGGAAAAGATCGAAGAATATGGAGAACATTTCCATTGTAGAATGATGTATGAAGAGAAAAACGAAGCCTAAGAAGAAGAACGAATATCGCGAATACGATTCCTTCGAAAAATCTCGTAGGAAGAATATGCGTATCAACAAGAGAAAAAATCAATCTTGGAATGATCAATAGTATAAATAGTGATAGATTATGCGAAGACTTCACAATCATGTTGTGTGGTTTTCAGCGTTTATCTCATTATTTTACATTAACGTTTTAGCGAACGAATTGACTCTGACATGGAATGATAACTCCTCCGACGAGGACGGCTTTATAATTGAAAGATCATCAGATGCTGGGAACTCTTACCAACAGGTTGGAACTGTTGGACGTAACGTCACATACTTTATAGATCAAACAATATCTACGGAAGTTATGTACCAATATCGCGTCTACGCCTACAACACTTTTGGATCTTCGAATCCTTCAAACATAAGTAATGAGTTTGTTACTTCGACATACACTTCGGATGATTTGGAAAGTGCGGCAGTAGAGGCTCAGGAGTACGTCTTACAAAATCACAGAGATTACAATCTTTTCGATAGAGAAGACATAGAGAAGAGTAAGAGTGTTGTCAATGTTTCCACAAGAGGTACACTTGATGCCGGAGAAAGTTTTACTCAGGGATTTATCATAAACGGAAACAATCAACGGGTTCTGATACGAGCAATAGGAGAAAAATTACAAGATATCGGAGTAAAGAATCCTCTGGTCGATCCAAGAATATCCATTTACCAAAACAAATTTGATGGAAAAGGACCACAACTCGTTGCGGAAAAGAACGACTGGATTGATGAGGAGAATACGGAGGAAATCATAGACCATATAAATAATCTTGGTGCCTTTCCTCTTTGGCCAGTATCTAACTTTCAGGGAATGGAGATGCCCACAAACGATGTAACAAGTGTGGCTGCGATTGTAACTTTAGACTATGGAGTTTATACTATTATTGCCGAAGGTAACAACGGCAGCTCAGGTGAAATATTATTAGAAGTATATGAAATTAATGAATTTTAATCATGATCCAATTGATCTACCATACGAAGATTTAGTCGCAGAAACAACACCAAACGGAAGAACTTACTTTACTCCACAGGGAAATAAGTTGAAGTCAATCACTACGGTTCTTGGTGCCAAGAAGAAGGAAGCCCTTCTTGAGTGGAGAAGACGAGTAGGAGAAGCAGAGGCCAATCGGATCTCTCATCATGCGGCAACTCGTGGTTCCGCCGTTCACGACATATGCGAGAGGTATCTCAATAACGAAGAGGATTATCTCAAAGGAGAAAGTATGCCTCATGTCCTCTTCTCTTGGAAGACGATTCGAAAAGTTCTTGATGCAAGAGTGGATAACATTATGGCTCAGGAAACGCCTCTTTACTCCGATACTTTGAGAGTTGCAGGTCGTGTTGATCTCATCGGAGAGTTTGACAATAATCTATCTATCATTGACTTCAAGACATCCTCTCGAATCAAAAGTCGAGAAGAGATCTCAACTTACTTTATGCAGGCCTGTGCTTACTCGTTTATGTTGCAGGAACTTACTGATATTGAAATCGAAGATCTGGTCATTCTGATGGTAGTGGATAACGATCCAACTCCTTTGATCTTTCAGGAGAAAAGAGAGGATTGGATTGATCCTTTGATTGCCGAAATCACAGAATATTACGAGAAGTATTGTTAGACAATTTACAACTTTTTTACAAAGTAAACTCTTGACTTATTAGATTTTTTAGGATAGTATACCTACATAATGATGATACTAACAGATTGTGACGGCGTTCTTGTCAACTGGATCAATATCTACAATGAGTGGATGGAAGAGGAGGGGTATCGCAAGTTAAACTCTTCTTACGAGCTCCACGAAAGATATGGTCTTCCGGAAGAAGAATCCGACAAATACATTAGACACTTTAATATGTCAGCGGAGATCGAACATCTTCCGCCTCATAAGAACGCGATAAAGTACGTTCGAAAGATGCACGAGGAACACGGAACGACTTTTCACTGCATTACTGCTCTGGGAAGTAACAAAAGGTCTCACGTTCTTCGTGAAAAGAATCTGAAAAATCTCTTTGGCCCGACGGCGTTCAGTAAACTTGATTGTGTCAAAAGGGGAAAAGATAAGAAACCTATTCTCGAAAAGTACAGAGACACCGACCATGTTTGGGTTGAGGATTCGATCAAGACGGCGCTGATGGGTTATGAGCTAGGTCTGACGACGTTTCTTATGAATCACGAATACAACATTCATGAGGATATTCCCTCCGGAATCATTCGAGTCAATAGTTGGAAAGAAATCTACGAACACCTATTTGGATGATTGTAAGAGCAAAAATCGAAGACATTCTGGGAACTCATTGTCCACCGCCCCGCGAAACTGAAAAGAATCGAAAGGGTGTGATGATCTATTCACACAAGACTGGAGGAGAGATTCAGGTCTTTTCAAACGAAGAATGGGATAGGAACAAAAAGTATTATAAATCATCTGGGGGACGAAGCAACATGAAAAACTTTACCACATACAAAGCATAATTATGAGACCACATATCGACGACGAAATATTTAGAGTTAACGAGTTTATGAAAGAACTCGCTAAAGTACAAGATACTTACTACAAGGAATTAGAGAAAAAAGTTTTCGAAGATCCTCTTTATTCAGTAGAGAAAGTAAAAGAACTTATTGAAGGACTTACCTTCGGATCATCTAATTTAATCAAGGATGAAGAAGATCTACGAGAGTGGTTCTGGGATTATATGTACAATGAAGCCGAAGAAAAGGACTTCATGGATTACTTGATTGATGCTCAGAATCACCACAACGAGTTTATGAGGCGTAAGGATGAAGAAAATATCGATACACGCGAGCAATAACATTCCGTGGCATAAGAGATACGCACAAGCAGCAAAGGAAGGATTGGAAAGACACGGCATTGTTGTCAATATAACCAATTCGCGAAAGAGAGAATCCGATGTTGCAATGGTCATGGGCCCAAATCTTTTTCAGTCAATAGAAAAAGATGGAGGTCAGTTTA